TCTTCTTCAGGATATTCTAATTGTAAACATTGTATATTTAGTTTGGAAATATGTTTGTCATCCATCAATTCTTTTGATGTAACGGCTGTATATGTTTTTCCAAACAATCCTTCAAGGACTAGTTTGTTTGTTTTACAATCTGTTAATGTTCCCGTTGTTCCGAATCTATATCTACATGAAGTAGCTTTCTCTAATATTCCTTTCATCGCTTGTGCTGTCGCTAAATGTGCTTCATCACCTACAATCAAAGAAAACTGTTCAAAATATTTTTTTGGTAATCGAAAAAGACTTTGCCAAGTACTAATGTATATTTGTTGATTTGAATCTTTTTCTCTACCAGAATATATTTTATGACATTCATCATAAACATTCCAATCTTTATCTTGTTGTGAGTACTCCTTAAAATCACCGAACATTTGTGATGTTAAGTTCACCGTTGGAACTAATATCAACATCTTATCATTATCTAAAAATCTCTGGTACCATCTTATTAATGCGTATATAACTAAACTTTTTCCCGATGATGTTGGTGATAATAATAATGATCTATCATTTTTCACACAATTCATAAAAGATGCTATCTGATAATCTCTTGGTATGATTGGTTTATCTTTACAATGAAGATTCAAAGAATCAAAAAATTCTTTAATCTTTTCTATATCACCTTCTTTTAAATGCCTTGCATCTATAATATCTGTTTGTAGTTTATAAGAATGTTTCTCAGCCCATTCCTTTAAATATGGAAGTAATCCAACATATAATTGTCCTGTTTGCATATTAAACAAACGTATCTTACCATCCCACATCTTTGCACGAACTTTCGGATGAAATTGTGCATTAGGAACTTTAAATGCAAAATACTCATTCAATTCATATGAAATATGTTTCTCACAAGACAGTTGTAAGAATGTTTCGTTCAATTTTCCCGCTACAATCATGTCAAATCGCCCGCCAAAAATTTCTTCCACTTAATCGTATTTGAAATATTAAAAGATGCATTTTGAATAACTTTAGCAGTATCTTCTATTAATTTAATCTTTTCTTCTTGCTCTTCCATCTTATTCTTTATAGTAAGAACTTGAACATCACCATCTAAAAACATATCCATATCATTTTTTAATACTTTCAAATCAAACGGCTCATCTTCATATTCTTTTGGATCAGCCTTTCCAGAATAATACTTCCATCTAGAAAGTCTTATAATCTTATATTCACTTCTAAGATATCGTAACAGATTCTTTTCAAGATACGCCAATTGATGATATTTATTAGCTAATTCTGGAATCGAAATAGAAAACCCGTCAAGGTCTGTAATATCAATTTTCGCGTCTTTTGAGCACATTTCTGTTAATTCATTAATATTCATACTATAATTATAACAAACATGATGATTTTATACAAGGAAATAGTTATGTTATTTTCTTTATAGTAAATGCACCCGTATACTTGAATGTTGCATCACATACAATAGGGTCGATGGAGGTAGCATTAGTATCAAAGGGTAGAGTTCCTAATATTGTTGGAAATATATCTTTAAATGTAATGCTAAAATTGGGGTTGGATTTATTCGTTAATATAATTATATTACAATCAGATTTTACAGGTGTATCTTGATTGTATTGTGCGTGACTCTCTGGATATCCTATTGATACCATCCAATTATAAATCTCTAAATAATTTGTTAAATCTTCATCTACTATAAAACTTATAGTCAAATCTTCAAAGGCTATTGAATCACCTTCTATTGGAATAGGAGCATATGGATTAGGTTGTAATACATTACTCATTGAAAGACCAGGAACAGCTATTCTTTGACAAAAATAACTTACATTTGGAATCCTTAAAATATTTGTTTCAAATGCTACTGGGTTTAAATAATTGAGATTTGTGGGTTGATTGTTTAGAGCCATTGTTTTTCCTTTTATTTTACTATTATATATATTATACTATACTATATTTATAATACAAGGAACATTATGAAGCCCATTGAAAACAAGGAGTTAACATGACATTAGCTAAACCAACTATCGGATTTTTTATATTTATTCACTTGGGAGCCTTGTTAGCTTTCATTCCATCTACATTCTGTTGGTCTGCAGTTGGTCTAATGCTCTTCATGTATTGGTTGACAGCTTCTGTAGGAATTTGTTTCGGTTTCCACAGATATTTATCACACCGTGGCATGATTATACCAAGATGGTTAGATTATTTCATTATATTATGTGGGTCGCTGGCCTGTCAAAATGGGCCTCTGAAATGGGTTTCACAACATAGAATGCATCATCAAAGTTCTGATACTTCAAATGACCCACACGATGCGACCCAAGGTTTTTTTCATTCTCATATAGGGTGGATGTGTTATTATAGGCATAGATTTGATAATGAAGCACGATTGAAAAGATATACTAAAGACATTAATAACGATAAATTTTATCAATTCTTAGATAATTACTTTATCCACATTCAAGTAGCTTTAGGAATTTTATTCTATTTAATGGGAGGCATTTCTTGGGTTATATGGGGAATTTTTGTACGTCTAGTATTAGTATATCATGCTACCTGGTGTGTTAACTCCATATGCCATATATGGGGATATACTAATTATAAAATAAATGATTTATCTAAGAATAATTGGCTTGTAGGTCTACTTACCTTCGGTGAAGGCTTCCATAATAATCATCATTATAATGCTAAGAAATACACTACAAGGCTTAAATGGTGTGAACTTGATCTAACAGGAATGCTTATCTGGAGCTTCTCTAAATTAAACATTATAAAACTATTAAAGTATTAACTTAATCCCACCCAATCACAACATATAAATTATAACAAAATAAAACCCACTATACAAGGAAGAAGTTAACATAAAGCCAAAAAAAAATAGGGGTCCGAAGACCCCTATTTCTCTATAAAACTTGGTAAATTACATCAAGTTCGTAACTTGAACTTTTCTGTAATACTCATTACCAGTAGAAGTACTTGTACCATTACTAGTAGTTACGAATGGGTTATCAGCCATTCCATACCGAGTCTTGAAACCAATTTTCGGTTGGAAAGTTTGCTCACCCAGAGCTCGTACCATCTGTAGTGGAACGTAAGGACAATAGAACATACCAGCATCATATGCACTAGATCCCTTGTATCCTATAACATACATTTGGCCAACAGCATTACCATAGTATGGATCAACGTGAATTTTCATTCCGTTCATCGTGCCAACTAAAGTATTACCAGATACATCTGGATCAATACCATGTCCCGTTTCCAACATGCCTGACATAGACAATGCAGAAGCAACATCAGCGGAACAAATCATAACATTACCTTTACCACGACGCGTGGCTTCAGCAATACTGTTTCGATCTCGCTCGATATTGAACATCAAACCTTTAAATTTCTCAACTGACCATCGGCCGTTTGAGTCAACATCAAGGTTAAAAGTACCAGGAACAGTAGTAGCAGCTCCTCCCCAACGAGCCTTCGTATAAACTCTGCGAACAACCTCTCGGTTGATTTCAGCAAGAATCTCAGTAGAAAGAATGTTAGACAACTCAGTTTCAGCATCCAAACCGTGAACGGCTTTAAGATCCTGTGCTAATTCCGTTGAGTACTCAGCTTTGAGTGCTCTAGACCTAGCAGTAACTGCGCTCTGTACAATACTGAATGCCATTTCTGCGAAATAGTTTCCAGATGCATCACCGAGAGCTTCAGCCTCTGCAGTTGACATACCTTCACCATGTGTCCAAGCACCCGTAAACGGATTCTTAGTTGAAGTTGTTACAACATGAGGATCATTTAAATTAGGTGTTCCTGCATCAACTCCTTGATTACCGTCGCCATCTCGACTAGAGTGCTGAGTATCTGCTTCGTCATGAAGCGCTTCATCACCGGTTTGAGAAGTATAGCGTGATTTCATTGCAAAAATCAATCCGGTAGGTCCAGACATAGGCTGAACACCACAGATATCATAAGCAATCAATTTTGGCATTGCTCTACGAACCAAAGAAATCAAAATCGGATCCCATTGGTCAACATGCCCAGAGGTATCTAGGGCAGTAGAAGAAACACCCATTGCGTTAGCAGGAGCAGCTTCTTTAAGAAACTTCTCTTGGTTTTCCAACAAACGCAACGTAACGTCCCGTTTATATGGATCTTTAATTGGCTCAAGGTCTTTGTGCTCCATTACTGGTGCCCATTTTTCCTTAAGAGTTTCGGCTAAATACATTTGTATCTCCTTATTAGATATTTAATTTAATTTGTTAAAATTCTCATTCATTCCATAATTTATTATACAGTTTTAGAAATTGCACTCACAATACCATCCATGTAACTATCACCTTTTCCATCTGCAACTGGATTATTGGTACCGGCAGTTTTCTTATTATCTGTTACATCTTTTTGGTCTGATTTGAAATAGCTATTCTTGATAACATTTAGTTTTTCACGGTACTGGTCATCAGTATCGTAATCAACATCTTCTGTTAGTTCAGAAAATTTTTCCTTATCAGTATCAGTCATTCCATCAGAAACAGTTTTGAAAATATCTTTAGCTTTATAAATGTTTAACTCTTTCACGGTATCCATATGCTTCTCTGTTTGTTCGTCAAGTTTTTCTTCCAACTCAGCGACTTCAACAACTAGATTTTCAAATACATCTTCCTTTTCTGCAGGAACGTCAATATAATGCTCTTCAAACAACTTCTTCAAACCAGAAATAAAGCTCTCTGTAACTTCGTTGCGAACACCTTGTTCAACAGCAAGTTTATTTTCTGTCATCCATTCTTTTACAGCATAGTTGAGGTAGTTGTCTACATTCTCAGTCATTTCAGACTGCATAGACTCAATACGCTCATCTTGTTCTTTTTTAGATTCTTCCCGAATCTGTTTTCTAATTTTAGAAATTTTAGATTTAACAGCAGCTTCAAAAATTGTAGCAGCCTTTGCTTTGAAATCTTCAGAAAGTTCCTCACCATCTATAAGAGCAGCAACATCAGTAGAAACATCTACTTCAATATCCTCTTTTTTATCTTTCTTAGATTCCTCTGGCTCTTCCTCATCCTCTTCGTCTTCCTCATCATCTTCTTCCTTCTTAACTGCTTTTTTCGTTACTTTTTTATCTTCTTTCTTAGCCTTTTTCTTTGACTCTTCCTTTTCTTCCTCATCATCTTCATCATCATCATCACCTTTTTTCTTATCTATTGCCTTTTTCAAAGCCGGAGGAAGTTCACCTTCTTTAACTTCTTCTTCATCTTCTTCCTCATCCTCATCCTCGTCTTCTTTTTTCAATTTCTTTTTCGCAAGAGCTTTGGCAGCTTCCATAATTTTATCTTCC